ATAATGCCTTGAGCAGATTTGCCTTGTATTCTTGCAGCTTCGTTTGAACATTCAAATTCAAATGCAGCAGCTTCTTGTGCTCTTCTATCTGTTGGGTTTGCTAAAGCATTGATTGCTCTCACTAATGAGAACTCTCTTACTTCTTCTTTAGTCATACCAATTTCTGAAGGAGTTTCTAAAGGAGTGTCGTTAGAAATATTTTCTAATAATACACCTCTAAATTCTTCAACAGAAATGCCATCACCGATTGCTTTATCAGCTAGATCTCTTTTATTGTGCTTTACACCCAAGTCTGTAATTTTTTTATAATTTCTTTCAAATTCAGCTTTTGCTTCAGCAACAGATGTTGATCTAACTTCGTCAAGATTAATTTCTTGTTTTTCGTCATTCATTATTTTCACCTTTGTTGTTTGTGTTTTTTGTTTATCTTTAGAACGACCAACTCCGACTTTTTGAAAATCGCGATCAGCAGGTATGGCAACAACAGATGCTTCCATCGGCTGCCAGCTTGCTCTGTAATGATCTCCAATAATATCGTTAGTAGCTCGTTCCATTTTAGTTATAGAGTACCCAACAGAAATGTTCCTTTTAATTCCATCTAGTACGTCTTGGTAAACTTCTTGAGCTAAAGCAGATTTTCCAAATCTTACTACTGCTATGGTTCTCTTAGCAGTCTCATCAAGTTTAAATTCTTCAATTACTCCAATTTGGCGTTCCATATCATGTGAATCCAAAAGTGGAGCTGTGCCTGAAGTCATAAATGACATATCTATATCTTCAGCATTATGTGAAAGAACCTCTTTACCAAAGGATCGTTCAACAGGTGTTTCTGAGCTTACGCCAATACGCACCCTTCTATTCTCTTCATCAATATATGAAGCTCTTGAAAGATCTATAGTTCTGTAGTTTATTTCAGGACTTATTGCTCTTTCTTCTTCTTCAATATCAATTGCCACCTCATCGGCAGCTTCTTCTACATCCTCATGCTTTGCAAATTCAACAACAACAGTGTTGTCAGTTTCACTAACATTAAGGATATGTCTATCTTCTTTATTCATAGATTTCTCCTCACTATTTAGTGGATGTTTTTCCAATTCATTAGAATTGAAATTGTTAAAATCCCTTATAGGATTAATTTTTGTTAAAGTGCTGAACTTATGCCCTACTTCAGTATCAGTAGGTTCACCACTTCTATAAACTTGTATTAATGCTGCTGGATCATCTTTAGTTCCAGTAATAGTAAATTCACTGTTAGGAACATTTATTTTTCCATCTCTTTGAATCTTTATTATTTTTCCTTTAGCTCTTCCACCAGAGCTATTCCAACTTACAAAATCGCCAATCTTTAATGTGTCAGGCATTGCTCTATCTTCTTTATTTTTCATTTGATTTACTTTTGTTTTTGACCATGCAAATCCAGCATTTCCACCCCATAAATCCCATGAAATCCTAAATGCTGAATAGCCACCATCATTTTCTTTTTTTTCATAATGTTCTGCTTTATTGTTTTCATGTCTTGAAAAGAAGCTATACATTCTTTTAATCACATCTTCAGATAAGTTCTCATTTGCAACTATCTGACGTGCTCTTAAAGCACCAGTTCTTGTACCCCCTCTTCCATATTCTTCTCGCCACTCTAAAGCTCTTTTAGCAGCAACTTTCATGCCTTCATTGGGCTTACTCATCATCATCTCCGCCCTGTATCTTTGCTTCTACAGGTAGCTTCTGACCAAACGGCTGATACGCCAATTCAATATCATATTGTTTTGCTAATTCAATTTCTTTTTGATGTTGTTCAAATAATTCTTCTGTATCTCTGCCTGCTGCTGCACTAATGTCGCTATATGTCAAAGTACCATTTTGTAAACCAATTACATTAGCTTGCATTTCTTTTAATGGATCAATCCAAGCAAAACTTCTTGGTATGTAATTGACTGAACGAGAAAATTTATCAAACTTTTCATCTGGTAAGTTAATTTTTTGCCAATCTAAAGCACTATCAAGCCATGACTTGAATATTGGATCTATAAAATGGTCAATAACAAACTGTTGATATATTTGATACATGCTTCTATCTTCCAAAGCACCCTGTCTAATTGAACTGTAATTAACTGATGTAAGGTCGTTTGATAGCGAGTGATATGAAATATTTAAACCTGAAGCAATACTTCTTAATACGCTAGTTGTAAAAGACTCAAATGCAGATGTGGGATGTGTAGGATCAAATGCTTTAAAATCCATACCTGCTGGTAATTGTTCAAAAACCCCAGCTTGTGCGTTCATTGTTGGATTAAAAGTATCTTCAAATTCACCATCACCAACATACCCATCACCATCTGGACTAATGAAGAAACCTTGCTTTGAAGCGCCAACTCTTGCAGCAACTATTTCAGCTTCTAAATAGCCATTTAACATCTTTACATTAGCCATAGCAGTTGCAACTAAAGATATCCCTCTAGTTTGTTCTGCTCTTTGTGGTAAATAAGCGTGTATTATTTCATCTGCTGGCACTCTAATATGTTCTATGTTGCCCATGTATGTTCTGTCATACGGATGTTCTTTAAATAAGTGGTAAGCTATTGGTTTGTCGTGCTTATCTACTTCTACGCCCATCTTTATTCGATTTCCAGTGCCCTTATTAAATCCATTTTTAGTTTCATCCAAATGATCTGCTTCTAAAAACTGAATCTGAAAACCAAAAGAATAATCTTTAGATTTAATCTTTCTAATTAATACTTCACCATCTCTACATAAAGATTCAATAAAGATTTTTTGACAGTCTAAAAAAGATAATCTTCCATTGGTTGTGCAATTGCCGACTTTTCCCCATTCTTTCCATGAACTTTCTATTATTTGATTTGCTTTTATATCCAATTTTCCATTATTAACAGGATCATCTAACCTAGCTTTTGAGCTAACCCTTATACCTTGCTTGCCAACAACATTAGATACCATTAAGTTTAAATATCTTGCTATATATGAATCATTGCGTGCTAATTCTCTTGCTCTGTCTCTTAATATTCTTATATTGTCTTTGATTTCTGCATCAGCACTTGTAGATGATGTAACGAAGTCAGCAAATAGCCTTCCAGTGTTAGCACCAGAGTAACTTCTTTTAAATGTTTGTTTTTTTTGTAGTTTAGGATTTTCTAAACCTAAAATTCTGCTATACCATGCCATTATTTAGTAAACCTCACCTTGGGTGTATTTCCTGTACCCTGTCCGTTTCTAATTCGTGCTAGTTTTATTTCTTTTAAATATTCAGCCTTATACCTATCTCTAAATGTCATTAATTCATCTATAGACATTCTTGATAGTGATCTACCAGCAATAGACATAGAAGACTGGTCAATAGTGGCTCTTCCTTCTATTACCGCTTCAATAGAATCTAATACTTTTTTAGCGTGGCTTCTAAGGTCAGCGTTTGTATTAGCAAGATTTTGAGTAATTGATGTTCTGCCTGAGTCCACCATGATTCTATTAGAATCAGAAGTCTTAGTTATATATGCTTCCCAGATGTAATCACCAACTGTATAACTAGTTGTAGATGATGATGCTGCTTCAATGTAATAAGTAGAGTTAGCTTCTACAGCAGTAAGTGTAAATTTGTGATTTCCACCACCACCCACGTCTTGATGGAACTCAAAAGTAAGTGAATATGAGCCTACAGGATAGGTTTCAGCTAAATCGTCACGTTTCCATGCCCAAAAGTCACCCAATACAAGCGTACTAGGTTCTTTTGTTGAGTAATTTTCTCTATCAAATGCGTTAGACAAGCAAAAACCTCATATTATTATTAGATTAATCTACTAATAACACTATGGTTTTTTATAAATATGTCAATGTTTAGGTTTGATATTTATATATTTATTTCCAAGAAGTAGCAAAATTACCTCTATTTATGCCTTTTTGTGGTGTATTTTGGGTTTTTTCTTTGGGTTTTATCTGTTGATTTAATATTTTTTCTTCTATTAAGTCAAAATTAGGGTTCAATATATAAATTGCTGAAAAATTATACACCAATGTATCTAATGCCTCATTTCTTGCTCTTGTTTGCTTCCATATTAACGATTTTCTACCTCTAACAAATTTTGTTACTCTTTTTTCTGCTGTAAGCTGCTTAAAATACTCCTCATCCAAATCTGAGCAAAAATGAAGGGTGGTTAACTCACTTTCAACAGATAAACGAGCAAAAATAGCTTCTTTTGCTGAATCTGTACCAATTCCATATAAAACAGCTTTATTTTTACCTACGAAGGTTGGTTTATTGGCTATTGGCTTGCCTGCTGTAGATAAACCTTTAACAGCAAATATTCTTCTTGACTGTCTAGGCTTAGTAAATTGATATACTTGGTTTGTATGATGCCCACCACTGTCTATTGTGCAACAAGATATGGGAATCATTCTGTCTGATTCTGTTTTAAATCTACTTTTTAAATAAGTGTCTAGGTCTGACCAGACATTTAGTGCATTAGGATCGCCCCAAAATATCTTATAATCACACACCCACGCCTCATAATTCTTGCCCCAGCCTACTAATTGAAGCTCCAATCGGTCTTTTTGTGTGTCTACTCCAGCAGTTAAAACTAAAACATCTTCAGGAATGTTAGTGAAATCATAATTAAGCCTTCTACCAAGAAGAGTTTCATACTCAACAGTTTCACCCTGTTCTTCCCAAGATTCACCAAGAGCAGTATTAATCCACGTCTTTAACATTTCTGGAGTCTTTTTTGCTTCAAGAAATGATTTAGCCATATCAGCCCAAGTAGACCATACTGAATAAAGCTCAGATATATGAAAGCCAGCAGTATTTGACTTTTTTTCTGACGCTATCCACTCTCCATGCTTTAACATCCATTGTTTTTTAGACTCATTTATTACAGCACCGCAATGATCGCAAGCATAAGCTGCTGTTTCAGGCTGGTTTTCTTCCCAAACCACATTCTTCCACTTTAAAACCTGCTTTTCATTACATTCAGGACAAGGAACGTGGTAATAACGCTTATCTGATTCTTCAAAAGCAGTTTCTATCCTTGATAACCCTTTTATTGTTGGAGTAGAACATAAATAAATCTTCTTATTCCAAAAAGTAGTCGTTCTCTTGGTTGCAAGTGATATAGGATCGCCCTCGGCACCAGCACTAGCCTCATAGCGGTCAACTTCATCCGCGAGAACGCATCTTATAGGACGTGAAGCCAGCGAGCTTGCACTGTTGCTTCCAGTTATAGTTAAATTACCACCAGCAAACTTCTTAGATAACACTGTATTACCACTATCTCTACTTCTAGGGTCTTTAACACAATTTCTTATCTTTTCAGAATCACGAATCATAGTAGCAAGTCTATCTTTACTAAATGCTTGTCCCATCTGCAAAGTCGGCTGCATAACTAACATAGGTGCTGGATCTTGGTCTATATAATATCCAATAACATTCAATAAAATTTCTGTGGCACCAACCTGTGCAGATTTCATAAATATTATTCTTTGTATATCAGGATCATTAAAAGAATCCATAATTTCTCTTTGATAAGGTGCACGATCTGTACGCCACGCCCCAGCCTCTGCTGAAGATTCAGGAGATAATCGTCTGTATCTATCAGCCCAGTCGCTAATCTTCAGATTCGGTGGCGGTGTCCATGTCTGGTCTGTCGCTTGTATCACCTGTTCTATATTCTTTAGGTATTCCATTTTGTGTTAACTCGTTTAGTGCCTCATGCACTTGTTCTTTTATTACCAATTCTGCTTCTGCATACTTGTCAATTGTTATTACTTGATGAGCAACCCTTGATGGAAGTCCTAGCAGCTTTGCTCTAACATTAGATACATAGTCAATCCAAGTTTCTTCAACCAATTGTGCTGGTATTAAAGACTTTTCTAATTGTTCTACTTCTAATTCAGCTTTTCTGGCTTGGGCAGCAGTTAATTTAGTTTTCTCTTCAGCAATATCACCTGTTCCGCTTCGCTTATGATAACCACCCAGCTTTCTTAGGTATGAAATGTAGGCAACCCTGCAAACATCTAAGTTCAATGGGCTTCTACCCATCTTTGATGGCAATATACCATCTCTAATTAACTCAGATATTCTTTTAACTGATAGATCTAAATGATCCGCAACTTCTCTTTGTGTAGCCAACGCTAATACGATTCTCTAATACTCATAAATTTAAATATATCATACCCATAATTAAAAAACAAAATGTTTAGGGTGAAGGTAAATTACATTAATTGGCTAATTCTTTACAAATATAAATCCGATGAATAGTAGTGGTCTGTCGCTACAAAAAAGATGGGGTGCTGCAACCTGCGTACTGCTTCGGTTAGAAGAACCTAGCGTATGAGAAGCCTATAAACAA